ATATTGGAAGAAGAAGAAAAGTACTCTATACATATAACAAAAGGCGATACAATAATGCCTTGGAAAGACTTTAATAAAAACATGTCCATTTCTGTGGAGTACGATTTAAACTATTAAAATGCAAAGCGTTTTTAATTATTTAGTAAAACCCAAAGGCAACAGAACCGTTGGATTTAAAAAAATAGAAGGACAAACATTATTACTCAATACAGATCTACAGAATCACAGTTATACGAATAGAGTAGGGACAATACTTAATTTACCTCTAGTTGGTAATGAAGAATTAAAAGAAGGAGATGACGTAATTGTGCATCATAATGTTTTTAGAAGGTTTAGAGACGTTAGAGGCAATGAGAAGGATAGTAAAAATTATTTAGCTGAAGATGTTTACACCGTACAAGCTGATCAAATATACGCTTTTAAAAGAGACGACGAATGGAGAGCTTTAAAAGGGTTTTGTTTTATTAAACCCATAAAAGAAGACAAGATGTTTTCTGTATCATTTGAGAGGCCATTAATAGGTATTGTAAAACTAGGTAATGACGAAATAAAAACCGAGTCATTAGTAGGTTTTAAGCCGAACTCAGAATATGAGTTTGTAATAGAAGGGCAGAGGTTATACCGAGTACCCATCAATTCAATCACAATCAAATATGAATATCAAGGAAACGAAGAGGAATATAATCCAAGCTGGGCAAGTGGCAGTTGAGGAGTTGATAAAAGTAGCTAAAGAATCTATAATTGATTCCGAGGATGATTTAACAGCAGATAAATTAAAAAATGCCGCAGCTACTAAGAAGTTGGCTATATTCGATGCTTTTGAAATACTAGCGCGGATTGAGGAAGAGGAGAGAGTGTTGGAAAACAAACCTAAGAAAGAGCTTGAAACAATAGAGTTTAAAGGCTTTGCTGAAAGAAAATCTAAGTAATGTACGAGCAGAGCTTATACAGGGTTGTAACCCCTATAAAATTAACTACTATTTCTAGACTTAACAAAGGAAAGAAGTGGGGGTATGGATACAACAAAGAGCACGACATTGTAGTAATAAGCAAAACTGGCCAAATAGGTGAAATATACGAAATACAAAACCTTAGGATAGCTTTACCGAAGTCGCTAGGTAAGTTAGCTAAGACAACAGACAGATGGACTGTCGAGGAGTACCCTAGAGAATTAAATGCTATAAAGAGTATATTTGATTGGAGGGATTATCCTGAAGATTTTAAAACTAAATGGGGACCATATATAGATGAGCAATTTAATAAAAGAGAAAACGGACACTGGTTCAATAATAAAGGTGTGGATACTTACATTACTGGTGCTCACTTTATGTACTTGCAGTGGTCCAAAATTGATGTTGGTAAGCCGGAATTTAGGGAATCAAACAGATTATTCTACATATTCTGGGAAGCTTGTAAAGCAGACAGAAGAAGTTATGGTATGTGCTATCTCAAGAACAGACGTTCAGGCTTTTCATTCATGGCATCTGGGGAGACCGTTAATATGGCAACAATATCGTCCGACGCACGTTTTGGGATTTTGTCCAAATCTGGTGCCGATGCAAAGAAAATGTTCACAGATAAAGTCGTACCCATTTCTGTTAACCTACCGTTCTTCTTTAAACCCGTACAAGACGGTATGGACAGACCGAAGACAGAACTTGCGTACCGAGTACCTGCATCAAAATTCACAAGGAGGCGACTCGATTCGAATAAGGCTACAGAGACCATCGCGGGACTTGACACAACGATTGACTGGAAAAACACCGGTGATAACGCGTACGATGGGGAGAAACTCAAACTTCTCGTCCATGACGAATCGGGTAAATGGGAAAGACCGAACAACATCCTCAACAACTGGAGGGTTACGAAAACAACATTAAGGTTAGGAGCAAGAGTTATTGGAAAGTGTATGATGGGATCAACGTCAAACGCTTTAGATAAGGGTGGTGAGAATTTTAAAAAGCTATATGCAACATCAGATGTTACAAAAAGAAACGCCAACGGACAAACTCGCTCAGGATTATATTCTTTGTTCATTCCTATGGAATGGAATTACGAAGGATTCATTGACGCTTATGGAATGCCTGTATTCAATACCCCACCAGAAGGCTGTGAAGACCCACATGGCGACCCTATTGAAGTCGGAGTCATTGAACACTGGAATAATGAAGCTGAAGGATTAAAAGGCGACCAGGACGCTCTAAACGAATATTACAGACAATTCCCTCGAACAGAGGAACACGCTTTTAGAGATGAAACTAAAAACAGTATATTTAACTTAGCAAAAATATACGAACAAATAGATTACAACGAAGACTTAGCCAACAGTAATGTAGTTACAAGAGGTAGTTTTCAATGGCAAAATGGTATAAAAGATTCTAAAGTTATATTTAGTCCAAATCCACAAGGTAGGTTCTTAATAACCTGGACACCTGCTTACGATATACAGAACAGGCAAATAATTAAGAATGGGGTTAGGCATCCAGGTAATGAACATATGGGGGCTTTTGGTTGTGATAGTTACGATATATCAGGAACAACTGATGGAAGAGGATCTAAAGGCGCTTTACACGGTTTAACTAAGTTTAGTATGGAAGACGCTCCACCGAGCACTTTCTTTTTAGAGTATGTAGCAAGACCACAAACGGCTGAAATGTTTTTTGAAGACGTATTAATGGCTTGTGTGTTTTATGGAATGCCTTTACTATGTGAAAATAACAAACCTAGGCTTTTGTATTATTTTAAAAGAAGAGGTTACCGAGGCTACTCGATGAATCGTCCTGATAAGCTTTGGAATAAACTATCAGTAACAGAAAGAGAGATTGGTGGAATACCGAATTCAAGTGAAGATATAAAGCAAGCGCATGCATCCGCTATAGAAATGTATATAGACGGTTATGTAGGTTTAAAGTCTGATGGAAATTACGGTACAATGTATTTTAATGAAACCCTAAATGATTGGTCAAAATTTGATATAAACAATAGAACAAAGTTTGATGCAGCAATAAGCTCAGGCTTAGCGATAATGGCGTGTAACAAGGATTTATACAAGCCAAATGCTCCAATACAAAAAAGAACAATGAAAGTTAAATTTGCAAAATACAGACAAGACGGCAATTTATCCGAGATAATAAAATAAGAATATGGCTAGAGGTGTAACAAATAGTTTTTTTCCAAGTCAAGTTGTAAGTGATCAAGAGAAAATGTCTCAAGATTATGGGCTACAAGTTGGTAGAGCAATTACTAACGAATGGTTCGACGGTAATTCCGGAACAACTAGATTTAAAAGTAATCAAAATACATTCCACGCTCTAAGGTTGTATGCGAGAGGGGAGCAACCTATACAAAAGTACAAAGACGAAATGTCTATAAATGGAGATTTGTCTTATTTAAACTTAGACTGGAAGCCTGTACCTATTCTATCTAAATTCGTAGATATTGTAGTTAATGGAATATCTGATAGAAGTTTTGACATTACAGCTTACTCTCAGGATCCTTATGGTATTTCCAAGAGAACTGCTTATATGGAGTCCATAATCAGAGATATGCAAACTCAAGAATTAAACAACTTTGCTCAAGAGCAATTTGGTATTAATCTGTTTGAGAATGCCTCCGATAAATTACCTGACTCTGAAGAGGAGCTAGATATACACATGCAACTTAGTTACAAGCAAGGTATTGAAATAGCTGAAGAAGAGGCTATTAATACTATGCTCGTAAGCAATAACTATGATTTAACAAAAAGGAGAATAAACGAAGACTTAACTATATTAGGTATTGGGGCTGTTAAAAACAACTTTACAGAATCTAACGGCGTTACTGTAGATTACGTAGATCCGGCTTATATGGTTTATTCATATACAGAAGATCCTTATTTTCAAGATATATACTACGTAGGTGAAGTAAAATTCGTACCTATTAATGAGCTTAAGAAACAGTTCCCCAATTTAACGCAAGATCAGTTAGAGCAAATTCAACAACAAGGAACTCAAAACAAAGGCGCATACAACAATAACTTAACTAACGATTACAATAACGACAGAGACTCAAACGTAATACAGCTTTTATATTTTAATTATAAAACTTATATGAATGAGGTTTATAAAGTTAAAGAAACAGCAACCGGAGCAACGAAAGTAATAGTAAGGGATGATCAATATGATCCACCTATAGAAGCTTACGAGGCGGAATATGGAAAGTTATCTAGATCTTTAGAAGTGCTGTATGAAGGAGTAATGGTATTAGGTACTAACCTATTGTTGAAATGGGAGATGGCACCAAATATGATGCGACCTAAAAGTGATTCGTCTAAAGTTAAAATGAATTATTCTATTACGGCGCCGAGAATGTATCAAGGTAAAATAGAATCTATAGTTAGTAGATGTACTGGTTTTGCTGATATGATTCAGTTGACTCACTTAAAATTACAACAAGTACTACAAAGAATGATACCTGATGGTGTGTATTTAGATGCAGACGGTATTAATGAAGTTGATTTAGGTAACGGAACGAATTACAATCCTCAAGAAGCTCTTAATATGTTCTTCCAAACTGGATCTGTTATCGGTAGATCATATACTCAAGATGGAGATATGAATCCAGGCAAAGTTCCAATCCAGGAAATCCAAACCGGTAGTGGCGGACAAAAAATGGCAACGTTAATTCAGACTTACAATTATTATCTGCAAATGATAAGAGATGTAACGGGATTAAACGAAGCAAGAGATGGTAGTACGCCTGATTCAAGAGCTTTAGTAGGTATTCAAAAGATGGCAGCAGCAAACTCAAATACAGCCACAAGGCATATATTAGATGCTGGTTTGTTCTTAACAAAAGAAACAGCAGAGTGTTTATCTCTTAGAATATCTGACATATTAGAATACCACCCAGCTAAAGAAGCTTTTATTCAAAAGATAGGAGGTTTTAACGTAGCTACCTTAGAGGAGCTTAGTGATTTGCATTTACACGACTTCGGTATCTTCTTAGAGCTAAGACCTGATGATGAACAAAAACAAGTTTTAGAAAATAATGTGCAAACAGCCTTACAAGCAGGTTTGATAGATTTATCCGATGCTATTGATATTCGGGAAGTTAAAAATATAAAACTAGCTAATCAATTATTAAAGGTTAAGCAAAAGAAACGCCAAGAAAGACTGCAAGCTGAGCAACAAGCTAATATACAAGCTCAAGCGCAAGCAAACGCCCAGGCTCAACAAGTAGCAGCTCAAGCTGAAATACAAAAGGATCAAGCCTTATTTTCTACAAAATCTCAACTTGAACAGTTGAAAGGTCAGATTGAACAGCAAAGAATACAAGTTGAAGTAGAAGCAAAAAAAGAATTGATGGAGCTGGAGTTTCAATACAACATGAAACTTAAAGATATCGAGGTGGAAGCTATGAAGGCAAAAGAAAACTCCATAGAAGACCGAAAAGACAAGCGTACTAAGATACAGGGCACGCAACAGAGCGAGATGATTGCCCAAAGACAACAAGATTTACCACCAAAAGACTTTGAATCGTCGGGAAATGACGTGATGGGTAGTGGATTTGGCTTAGGTTCCTTCGAACCTAGGTAATAATAGTAGTAACAATTATATAATATTTTATCATGGCAGAAGCACAAAACACAGAAGGTACGTTTAAAATAAAAAAACCTACCGAAAAACCTACTGAAGCGCCAGCTACAGTGGAGCAAGTAGAGCAAACAGGTCCAGCGTCTGTCTCGGAAGATGGAACTCTAAAGCTTGATTTATCAAAACCAATAGAAACAAATGCCAACACAGAGCAAGAAACAGTAGACGTGGTTGCAGATCAACAAGTTGAACCTGTACAAGAAGTGGAAGCAGAAGTACCACAACAACCAGACCCAGTTCAAGTTGAAGAATCCGTTCCTGAAGAATTAGAGAATGAATTTTTACAAGAAGTAACAGACGAAGAAATTGCAGAGACAGCAGTAGAACTCGAAGAGCAGGTTGAGCAAGCTATAGTAGAGCAAGCTGCAGGTGTTGAGTTACCGGAGAACATCCAAAAAGTAGTTGATTTTATAAATGACACAGGAGGAAGTTTAGAGGACTACGTCAAATTAAATGTAGATTATGGTTCATTAGATGAAGATCAATTATTAAAAGAATATTATCAATCATCAAAACCTCACTTAAACAGTGATGAAGTTGAATTCTTATTAGATGAGAATTTCGCATATGATGAAGACATAGACGAAGACAGGGATGTAATAAAAAAGAAAATAGCTAGGAAAGAAGAACTCTCAAAAGCTAAAACATACTTAGACAATTTAAAATCTAAATATTACGAAGAAATAAAGGGAGGTAGTAAATTAGCTCCAGAACAAAAGAAAGCGGTGGATTTTTTCAATCGCTATACAAAAGAAAATGAACTAGCAACTCAAACAGCTGAGAAGCAAACAAATGTGTTTTTAGATAAAACAGGTAAATTATTTAATAAGGATTTCAAAGGTTTTGATTATTCTGTTGGTGATAAAAAATATCGTTTTAAAGTAAAAGATGCGGAAACAGTGAAGAATACTCAAAGTGATATTAACAATTTTATCAAGAAGTTCTTGAATGAAGATGGTGAAATGTCAGATGCTTCGGGTTATCACAAAAGTTTGTTTACAGCTATGAATGCTGATTCTGTCGCACAACATTTCTATGAGCAGGGTAAGGCCGATGCATTGAAAGCAAGCGTATCAAATTCGAAAAACATTAAAATGGGCGCGAGAGGTGTTCACGAAGATGTTAAACCGAACAATGGTGGGTGGAGCGTAAGAGCAGTTGACAGTGGAGGTGATAGTTCGAAATTAAAGATAAAATCATTTAAACATTTAAAGTAAAAAAATTATGGCAGGATTTGCAACAGCGCCAGCTACATTAGCTAACTTAGCGCATTTAACACCAAGACCAGTAAAAGGTTTATTCGGAGACAACTATTTGTCTTTACAGGATATGGACTGGGCACAACAATTTTTACCAGAAGTATATGAGAAAGAAGTAGAAAGATACGGTAACCGTACTATCTCTGGTTTCTTACGTATGGTTGGAGCAGAAATGCCAATGGCATCTGATCAAGTAGTTTGGTCTGAGCAAGGAAGATTACATATCGCTTATGATACTGTAGAATCTAACGCTACTGGTACAGAAATCTCTTTACCTTCTCCTGGAGCAGATGGAAAAGTTCCATTATTAGGACCTGGAATGACAGTTGTTATTTCAAAAGGTAACGTAACAAATAAAGCTTTTATCGTATCAGCAGGAGCAGTTGCAGGCGGATTACAGCCTTATGCTATTAAAGCATACGACACAGCTAGTGGAGCATTAGATGCAGCTCTTTTTAGTGCAGATGCAGCTAACCCTCTTAACTTATTCGTATTTGGTTCTGAATATGGAAAAGGATCTAGCTTAGCTGGTAATTCAGTTGATGCTTCTTTCACTACTTTCAGTAACAAACCAATCATCTTAAGAGACAAGTACTCTGTAAATGGTTCAGATGTTGCTCAAATTGGATGGGTTGAAGTTACTACTGAGATCGGAACAGGTGGATACTTATGGTATTTAAAATCTGAGCACGAGTCTAGAATTCGTTTTGAAGACTATTTAGAAATGAGTATGGTTGAAGCAACTAATGCACAAAGTGCTTTTACAGATGCATCAGGAGCAGCTATCACGGGTACTCAAGGTTTATTCTCTACTATTGAAGAAAGAGGATTGGTTTACAATGACCCAGATTTCGGCGCTGCTGCTGGAGCAGGTATAGCTGAATTCGATAATGTTTTACAAGAACTTGACAAGCAAGGAGCAATTGAAGAGAACATGTTATTCTTAGACAGAAGCACATCTTTATCTATTGACAATATGTTAGCTGCTCAAAATTCTTACGGAGCTGGAGGTACATCTTATGGTGTATTTGACAATTCTGAAGATATGGCTTTAAACCTTGGATTCTCAGGATTCAGACGTGGAGCTTATGACTTTTACAAAACTGACTGGAAATATCTAAATGACTCTACAACTCGTGGATTAATTGACGATGTTAAAGGTGTGTTAGTACCAGCTGGAACTTCTACAGTTTATGACCAACAATTAGGACAGAACATTTCAAGACCTTTCTTACACATCCGTTATAGAGCTTCAGAAGCTGATGACAGACGTTTGAAATCTTGGGTTACTGGTTCAGTTGGAGGAAACTATACAAGTGACGAGGATGCAATGAATGTTCACTTCTTATCAGAAAGAACAATGTGTACTCAAGCTGCTAACAACTTTGTATTATTCAAAGCAACCTAGTAGATTAAATTAATGTAATTCTTACCCTCGTTGAAACTACGGGGGTAATTATTACTCTTATTAACATTTATATTATATTATATTATGGCTGTAAAAGCAAAGGCGAGCGTAGCTCCAAAGAACGATGATTGGATCATCAAAGATAGATTATACGAATTAACTAGAGGTAAAAAACCTTTAGTATTCACAGTGCCAACAACACATAGCACTAAAAAAGCATTACTGTGGTTTGACAAGGAAGCTGGATATCAAAGAGAATTAAGATATGCTACCAATCAAAAAAGTTGTTTCGTAGACGAACAGCAAGGGCAAGTTACATTAGGTAGAATTGTATTTAGAGACGGTATATTAAGAGTGAAAGGAGAGGATGTTGTTTTACAAAAATTACTATCGATTTATCACCCGTACGCTATAGACGGAATTATTGAAGAATACAAGCCTGTGCAAATTGCTCAAAATCAATCAGACTGGATTGAATACGAATTAGCTGCTTTAAATTTAGCAAAGAGTCTTCCTATAGAAGAAGCTGAAGCTATATTAAGAGTTGAGATAGGGGAGAAAGTGAACTCCTTAACATCCGCAGAATTAAAAAGAGATGTACTAGTTTTTGCTAGGAACCAACCTCAATTGTTTATGGACTTAGCCCAAGACGACAATGTACAGTTAAGAAGCTTTGGTGCAAAAGCTGTAGAAGCCAAAATATTGACTTTATCGCCAGACCAAAGAACATTTACTTACGGAGAAAGTGGTAGAAAAGTAATGACAGTACCTTTTGACGAACACCCATACTCTGCATTAGCAGCATTCTTTAAAACAGATGAAGGTATGGAAATATATAAAGCAATAGAAAAGAGACTTAAATAGTCACCTTTATAGTAATAGGCTATCGAGAGGTGGCCTATTATTATAATAATTAAAAAATAAATTATGGCTGTAAGCATAGATACTGTATATCAAAGGGTATTAGCAATACTTAATAAAGAGCAAAGAGGATATGTTACTCCTCAAGAATTTAATCTATTTGCTAACCAAGCACAATTAGATATATTTGAACAATACTTTTATGATATTAACCAGTTCGGAAGAATCTCAGGTAATGATACTGAATTCTCAGACATGCTCAACGTCCTTAACGAAAAAATAAACATATTTGAAACTACTGCAGATATGGTGTGGTCTAATAACTATTGGAACCCACCTGCTAATCTGTATAGAATGGGATCTATAGTTTACGAGAATACAATTACTACAAAATCATTGTACCCAACACCCAATACAGTGGTTACAACAAAAGTTCCTGTAGAAGCGGAGCGTATAAATTATAATGAATATTTATACATAGCTCAATCAGGAATGACAAAACCAACAAACTCAAGACCCGTATTCGTAGCTAGTACTTCAGGTTACAAGGTATACGGAGCCACTGAAGTGACTTCAAATGATGTTAAGTGCAATTACATTAGAAAACCAGTAGAAGCTGCCTGGGGCTACCAAATGGTCTATGGGGAAGCGCTATACGATTCTACTGTGTCAACTGATTTTGAATTACATCCATCAGAGGAAACGGAACTAGTTACAAAAATATTAGAATTCGCTGGATTATCCGTACAAGATGTTCAAATGTATCAAGTAGCAGCAGGGATGGGCGCTCAAAATAACCAACAAGAAAAATCATAATATATGGGACTTATAGATAAAACACAGGAAGAATACTATTTAGGCCCTGATGGCGTTTGGGATAGTCACGATGAAGACTACGGGAGTTATCAATTTGTACCTATTAATGATATCATAAATACCTTTATGGTGGCTTATGTTGGTGAGGATAAGAATATTTCAAAAGTAAAAAGAACAGATGTGCAATTTCATGCCATGCGCGCTATTCAAGAGTTTAGCTTTGACATGCTCCCTCAAGATAAGTCTATTGAAATAGACGTACCTCCTGGTTTATATTTTGTGCTACCACAAGATTATGTCAACTTCACTAAGTTATCATGGACAGATACTCAAGGTATTGAAAGACCTATATATAGAACAAACATAACTAGTAATCCTAGTGCGCCGCTTCAGGATACAGATTATGAATACACGTTCGATCAAAATGGTAACATTTTAAAAGCTGAGAAGTCAGAAACTCTAAAGCGATGGAATGAAAGATCTACAAGCGGAGCTTCTGATGCTAATAGTGCATTTAATATAAACAATCCAGATCTACTGGGGCTTTATGCTTATGGTAGAAGATACGGTTTAGATCCGGAATTAGCTCAAGCAAATGGTACTTTTTATATAGATAACGCAAATGGCGTGGTTAGGTTTAGCTCTGATCTTAGAGGAAAGCTAATAACATTAAAATACATAAGCGACGGATTAGGTTCAGATGAAGATATGGTTGTACACAAATTTGCCGTAGACGCTATATACAAGTATATAATTCACGCTGTACTTTCCACTAGAGCAAACACTCAAGAATATCTAGTTGCTAGATACAAGAGGGAATTAGCAGCCGCTAGGAGAAATGCAAAAATTAGATTATCTCAATTAAAATCTGAATTAATTGTGCAAGTAATGAGAAACCAATCCAAGTGGATTAAACACTAAGATATATGCCAGAACTAATACATACATTTACCGGTGGGAAAATGAATAAAGACCTTGACGAGAGGTTGCTTCCTAATGGCGAATATCGAGATGCTTTAAACTTAGAAGTTGCTTCATCTGATACTTCTCAGGTAGGTACGTTTCAGAATCTAAAAGGTAACACCGAAAAATCATATTCAAGCTACGACGCTAGCACTGGGGCAAAAACAGTATGGAACCCATCTGTATATATAGACGCTTTACCAAATGCTACTTGTATAGGGTCTATCGCGGAG